TTACCCATTGGCGCGGCTTAAGAGCTTATTTTTGAATTCACAATGGTCACGATATAACCATCTTGCTCGTCCGTGGATAACTTTGGCTTTAGGCAGGTCTCCGGACTTAATCCGGTCATAGATGAAGGTTTTACCGAAGCCAGTATCGGCCATGATGAATTTCAAATCAACCAGTGAATCAGGTTGTAGTTCGTGTTGCATGAGTGCTATCTCCGAATAGGGAATCGAACCTGCAAATCAGGCAATAAAAAACCTCATTGATGCAGCAATGGTAGGTCTGGATATCTTTAGAAATGAACAGGCCTCATCGAGTGTGAGACTGTGGTTAGTCCTTGCGTAGCTCGCTGATTCTTCTGTAAGTCTCTGGTGCTTTGTTTCCGTGTATCTTCATTTCAGACTTCAACAGAGCAACGAGAGAATCCCATTCGTTGAGGATGCCTTTGAATGCCGGAACGCGCTTTGCAACCTTGTCGAATGAATCCCTGATTTCTGGAATCTGCTCGACAAGCGCAACGCATCGTCGGAAATCGGCTGCATCATGTGGAGCGCCGAAGTGATGACCATAGATATTCTTTTTCAGTCCACATGCGATTGAGGCAAGAGTTGCGCTACTGATGCCAACATCGCCAGTCGATTGCCATTTCAAAACCTTCATAGCCAAATCTGACATTTCTTGTCTCCATAAAACAAAACTCGCCGTAGCGAGTTCAGATAAAAGAAAACCCGCACTCGGCGGGTTCGCATTCGTTCAAATTGCGTTTACTTCTTGGCGTTCTGTTCATCCATATCGATATACCATGGGTTGCTTCCCTTGGGCATGTTTAACGACTGCTCGCGATAGTATCTGATGCGCTCCATGAAATACTCGCGTGAGTGCTCAGGTTGCTCTCATGATACCTGCTCAGTGATAACAGGTATGTTAAGGCGCTCTCTGTACTCCATGCCTGATGCTGCAAGATCAACGTTTACCTTGTTCTGTTTTTCTTTCGATTTCTCGGCGATGTTATGCCTGAACGGCAGCGCGCTTCATTGCACCGGAACGACCACCTTTGACTGCTTCTACTTGCGTGTTTTCAGCAGCATCCCATTTGGTTACCCATTCGGAATCAATTTTTATTGATATGCCGCATTCAACGCCGCCGTTGTTGGGAATATCGCGGTATTCATTACGCCATCCTGCTTTGCCACAAACATCGTCCAGGCGTTTCATGATTGCCCTGTTCGTGACATAAGCCAGCACCATAGCCCACACTTTGCCATCGCGTGTTTTACCGCTTTGCTGTATTCGCCATTCGATATCTTCAGGGCTGAATGGCTCATCGAATTTATTCAAATCCATAATTCACCTCAGAATGGACATGGCCCAAGGAAATAACGCTGGTTTAATACTTCAGTCTTTGCCGCATTTAAAAATACGCGAACACCTTCACGATCTCCCTTCTGGCGATACATTAACGCCTGCTGCGTGTACATGCGTCTCTGTAACTTGCTCTCCTTCACTGTGGTTGCAAGTGACATGAATATCTCCTTCGTTGCCGATTAATTCTTTCATCTGACGAATGAATTCTTCGTCTGACCAGTTATCTGTAAAACTCATTTCCTGCGATACCACGGAAGGTTGATAGCTGATTTCATAGCTTTATTTGCTTCAAGCCACATTTTTGAATCACCAATAAATCTGGCTATTACTGCTTTGTTCTGTGCAGCACGAAGCATCTGGTGATTAATGGCTATTTCATTGCGCATAACGCCTCCAGTTGTTTCTTTGCTGCTCTGATTAATTGTTTAACTCGGCGTGATAATTCAGATTCGTGCGGGTAGAAAGCGGACATGACGCCGCTACCCGCGAGCTGAAAGTGCATCATGGGTAACTCCTTATATTTGATTGCATAACGAAAACGCCTCGAGTGAAGCGTTATTGGTATGCGGTAAAGCCGCGCTTAGGCGGCTGTTGTTTCTTCTTTCAGGCTTTCGAGATATTTACGTGGGTCGTCGTAACATTGGCATTCGCTGTACCAATCCACCCAGCGATCAGTAAGCCCCATCTCTGATAAATCTTCATCGGTAAGGCTCTCATCCCACATCTCAAGGCCGTTAGCATTGCAGTAATCAGGCTTGATGTTGTTGTCATACTGAAAGGCGTCATAATCAGCCAGTGCGTCCATCAGGCGAACACCCTCTTCAACACTTGCCACTTCTGCAATGAACGGTTTCATAGGTACTTGCGGGATATGCCAGACACGTAATTTCATATTTCCTCCGTCAAAAAAATCGCCCTCACATTGGAGGGCAAAGAAGATTTCCAATAATCAGAACAAGTCGGCTCCTGTTTAGTTACGAGCGACATTGCTCCGTGTATTCACTCGTTGGAATGAATACACAGTGCTTATTCGTACTAATAAAATACCCAATTTTCTGTTTCTTGGTTGTGTCCAAAGTTATATTCAATATCTGGTGTTGATGTATCAATATTCTTCATACCATCAACAAGAGTTGATACAACAGCCAAATCTTGTTTGATTCTCATTAAATGGTATTTCTTCCGGCGCAATAAACTTTCAATGGCAAGTTTCTTCGTTGGGAATGCAAAAGATCTTTCTGCATTTTTTGCTACTTTCTTAATTGCATATCTATTTCTCCTTTGTTTCCATTCCTGTAACCACTGATTTGGTGCTGGTTTAAAATTAACAATCCAATGCGCAGGAACCAACCATGCATAATGCTCTGTCTGATGAAAAGCTATATATTGAAGTGCGAATATTTTGATTCCATCTTCTTCAACTGTCGCCTGGAATCTCCAGAAAACAGGCATTCCATCATGTTCAGTTTCTGATTCAGGAAAAGGTACGCTCCATGATTTTGTCATATCTCACCTCAAATAATTCAGTGCAGTGTTTATTCTCTTGTTTATGCCAAAAATAAAGGCCGACTATGCGGCCTGAAATTACTTAACCAATGATGCTGCATATTCGATAAGGTAAAGTTTTGGAGCAAGCCAAATTTTCAGCCAGTCGAAATAATTGAAGAAAACAACAATAGAAGTAATCGCTATTCCTGATGTGACAAGTAGTGATAAAAGAACAATATCTGCATCATCTCCTTTATTCCATGCAAAAATCATCAGATAAACACACGCTATAATCACCAATACACAGATAGCCTGAGTTCCAGCTGATGATACGGCGTGCCACATCAAAAGCTGATGGATGACATCAGGAATCTGTGCCTGGCTAAATGAAACAGCCGCGTCTATTCCATTGCTGGCTTTTTGCAGTAGTTCTACGAGAATCTTGTTTGCTTGTTCTTCCATATATCACCTCAAATAAGTGGTTTGCTGCCTAATTTCATTTTCTGGCGACCAACACAAGTCATCTTGCTGTCAGTTGTTTGGATTTCCGGTAGCCTGCCGCGTAAAGAGCTACATTTGGAAGACATACACCAGTTTCTGGTTGCTTATGTCCAAACTCATTCGCGTACACAATGGCCGCTCGCTCCAGATTGCGTCTGTATTCTTCCTGCTGCCAGATCACATCCTGTGCCATGAACTTAATTGGCTTAGCGTCTTCTATGCGATCAGGCGTTTCGTGAGTACCTTTAGCCTGAATCTGCGCTCTACTTAGAGTTGGGCGGTGTAATACTTCTGAACTTATTGCTTCTTCGCGGGCCAGTACGCCGTTAGCTAATGCCTTTGCCTTTAAACGCTCACGACGACGAGAACGAGAATTGCCTTTGAACTGAGTTCTGCGTGTCATATGGAACCTCCTGATGAACTTTGGCGGTGAATACAGCCGGGCGACTAACTCCGGTCGCGTAATCATTGCAAAGCGCCTCCGCCGAGAAGGTTAGCTTCTGCATTCACCCCAAAGTTCACTTTGGTTATTGCGCTTTGTCAGCGCCGTAGATTCATATTCGAATCGTTGTATATTCACCGCCCTGGTGAGTAGTGCGTCCTGCTGATGTGTTTAGTATCACCGCTAGTGGTATTTGTGTCAACACCGCTAGAGATAACTCATCACCGCAGATGGTTATCTGTATGTTTTTTATATGAATTTATTTTTTGAATTGGGGTATTGCTTTGGAGGGCGAGAGATCAGAATTGCGATGTTTAGTGAGTTGTATCTATTTATTTTTCAACAAATACAATTGGTTATGTGTTTTTAGGTGGGGCGATCGTGAGGCAAAGAAAACCCGGCGCTGAGGCCGGGATGAGGATTATGTTATCTCTTTGACATAAAGTATTATCGCGGACTTTATTTCACCATCTAGTTCTTTTGCGTTGATTGACAAATGAACTGGTTTTCTATCCCACTCAGCTTGCTGAAGAGCTTTTTTATGCTCGGATGCGTCGAGAAAAACATCTTGTACTATGCACGATATTCTTAGATCGGAGTCAACATTTCTCACTTGCACTTTGAAGCTCTCTGGATCAGTGGAGTCAACCTTTTCAATGCGATAATTTCCATCAAGGCGGATCTCCATTGATTTCCGCCTTGCATTTGTAGTGAGGGTTTTGGATAGATCTGCATCCAATACAACGCCATCAATCTGAGCTGTATCAGCCTTGACAAATGATTTAACTATGTCGGTTTTTGCGTCATGAGCAAGTCTTTCCATGTTGTCTAGCTTGGGTTTTTCGCTAATAATCTGAGTCAATAATTCACTTCGTTTTGTTTCCTGCTCAGACATGAAGCGCATGGTCGCAAGGTGTTCACGCTCAGACTCGCTTTTTACTTCTGCCATGCGAATCTCTTTGCGGTCTTCTAGATATTTTTTGAATAGGACGACGCCGCCCCATATAAGAGCGACCCCTAAAACTGTAATAACGATCTCTTGAGGGCCCACTTTACTCACCGCAGTTTGTATAACCTCACCCATGAACCCATCCATATTAACTTCTATCAAGGACGAGCCATTCTCAACATTCACCTGAATTTCGATAGCTTCCTTCTCTTCTTTTGAAAGCTTTCTTGGGTCAGGAACTCCGTACTTTAACAATGCATAAGCTCGGTTTATTTGGGCCTGCATTTCAACAAAACCCTTCATGACAGAAGGAGTCAAACTGCCATGAAATTTGTCACCAGTAAGACGGAAGGTTAAGTTAGGCCACCCTTCAAATGATATTCCATCAGGAAGATCTTGCCCAGCGATGTACATCTCAACAAAACGCAAAGCATCTTCTTCGGAATGAATAACCGCCGTGCTGATTTCCAAGACTAAGCCTCTATAATTATTAATAATTTCAAATGATTGCTGTTTTTATTAGGAGACATTTAGCCCTTCATCACCCAAACGTCTCTTCAGGCCACTGACTAGCGATAACTTTCCCCACAACGGAACAACTCTCATTGCATGGGATCATTGGGTATTGTGGGTTTAGTGGCTGTAGAAACATCTGACCGCTATCCCTGATCAGTTTCTTGAAGGTAAACTCATCACCCCCAAGTCTGGCTATGCAGAAATCACCTGGCTCAACAGCCTGCTCAGGGTCAACAAGAATTAACATCCCGTCAGGAAAACTGGGTTTGGAACCTGTTGGTGCGGTCATTGAGTTACCTTCAACCTCAAGCCAAAATGCAGAATCACTGGCTTTTTTGGTTGTGCTTACCCATCTCTCCGCATCACCTTTGGTAAAGGTTCTAAGCTCAGGCGAGAACATCCCGGCCTGAACATGAGAAAAAACAGGGTACTCATACTCACTTCTAAGTGACGGCTGCATACTAACCGCTTCATACATCTCGTAGATTTCTCTGGCGATTGAAGGGCTAAATTCTTCAACGCTAACGTTGAGAATTTTTGCAAGCAATGCTGCGTTATAAGCATTTAATGCATTGATGCCATTAAATAAAGCACCAACACCTGACTGCCCCATCCCCATCTTGTCTGCGACAGATTCTTGGGATAAGCCAAGCTCATTTTTCTTTTTTTCATAAATAGCTTTAAGGCGACGTGCGTCCTCAAGCTGCTCTTGTGTTAACGGTTTCTTTTTTGCGCTCATGCATTAAATCTATCACCGCAAGGGATAAATATCTAACACCGTGCGTGTTGACTATTATACCTCTAGCGGTGATAATGATTGCCTGTACTAAGGAGGTTGTATGGAACAACGCATAACCCTGAAAGATTATGCAATACGCTTTGGGCAAACCAAGACGGCTAAAGATCTCGGCGTATATCAAAGCGCGATTAACAAGGCCATTCATGCAGGCCGAAAGATTTTTTTAACTATAAACGCTGATGGAAGCGTTTATGCGGAAGAAATAAAGCCCTTCCCAAGTAACAAAAAAACAACTGCATAAGTAACACCGCTATTTTCACAATGGACATTCGTCCTACGTCGCTGACAAAGCGAGTCCCAATATATCTGACCAACTAAGGCCATATGCGTTTCCACGCATACCTTTCAACTAGCTATTCACTATTGGAAATCTTAAGAAATGGAACAAACAAGTTACAGCAAACTATCACAGCGAGAAATTGATCGCGCTGAAACTGATTTACTCATCAACCTGTCAACGCTTACCCAGCGCGGTCTGGCAAAGATGATTGGCTGTCATGAATCGAAGATAAGCAGAACGGACTGGCGGTTTATTGCTTCGGTCCTGTGTGCTTTCGGAATGGCATCAGACATCAGTCCGATTAGCAGGGCTTTTAAGTATGCGCTTGATGAAATCACAAAGAAAAAATCCCCGGCCGCCACCGAGGATTTTAAGCAAATTGATATGCAATTCTGAGGGAATTACTGGATCAATCCACAGGAGTCATTATGACAAATACAGCAAAAATACTCAACTTCGGCAGAGGTAACTTTGCCGAACAGGAGCGTAATGTGGCAGATCTCGATGATGGTTACGCCAGACTATCAAATATGCTGATTGAGGCTTATTCAGGCGCAGATCTGACCAAGCGACAGTTTAAAGTGCTGCTTGCCATTCTGCGTAAAACCTATGGGTGGAATAAACCAATGGACAGAATCACCGATTCTCAACTTAGCGAGATTACAAAGTTACCTGTCAAACGGTGCAATGAAGCCAAGTTAGAACTCGTCAGAATGAATATTATCAAGCAGCAAGGCGGCATGTTTGGACCAAATAAAAACATCTCAGAATGGTGCATCCCTCAAAACGAGGGAGGTTCCCCTAAAATGAGGGACATCCCTCAAAACAGGGGGACACAAAAGACACTATTACAAAAGAAAAAAGAAAAGATTATTCGTCCGAGAATTCTGGCGAATCCTCTGACCAGCCAGAAAACGATCTTTCTGTGGTTAAACCGGATGCTGCAATTCAGAGCGGCAGCAAGTGGGGAACAGCAGAAGACCTGAACGCCGCAGAGTGGATGTTTGACATGGTGAAGACCATCGCACCATCAGCCAGAAAACCGAATTTTGCAGGGTGGGCTAACGATATCCGCCTGATGCGTGAACGTGACGGACGTAACCACCGCGACATGTGCGTGCTGTTCCGCTGGGCATGCCAGGACAACTTCTGGTCCGGTAACGTGCTAAGTCCGGCCAAACTCCGCGACAAGTGGACCCAACTCGAAATCAACCGTAACAAGCAACAGGCTGGCGTGACAGCTGGAAAACCAAAACTCGACCTGACAAACACTGACTGGATTTACGGGGTGGAGCTATGAAAAACATCGCCGCACAGATGGTTAACTTTGACCGTGAGCAGATGCGTCGGATCGCCAACAACATGCCGGAACAGTACGACGAAAAGCCGCAGGTACAACAGGTAGCGCAGATCATCAATGGTGTGTTCAGCCAGTTACTGGCAACTTTCCCGGCGAGCCTGGCTAACCGGGACCAGAACGAACTGAACGAAATCCGCCGCCAGTGGGTGCTGGCTTTCCGGGAAAACGGGATCACCACAATGGAACAGGTTAACGCAGGAATGCGCGTAGCCCGTCGGCAGAATCGACCATTCCTGCCATCACCCGGGCAGTTTGTCGCCTGGTGCCGGGAAGAAGCATCCGTTACCGCCGGGCTGCCAAACGCCAGCGAGCTGGTTGATATGGTTTACGAGTATTGCCGGAAGCGTGGCCTGTATCCGGACGCAGAGTCTTATCCATGGAAATCGAACGCGCACTACTGGCTGGTTACCAACCTGTACCAGAACATGCGAGCCAATGCGCTGACTGACGCGGAATTACGGCGCAAGGCTGCCGATGAACTGACCTGTATGACAGCGCGAATTAACCGTGGTGAGGCTATACCTGAACCAGTAAAACAACTTCCTGTCATGGGCGGTAGACCTCTAAATCGTGCACAGGCTCTGGCGAAGATCGCAGAACTCAAAGCTAAGTTCGGACTGAAAGGAGCAAGTGTATGACGGGCAAAGAGGCAATTATTCATTACCTGGGGACGCATAATAGCTTCTGTGCGCCGGACGTTGCCGCGCTAACAGGCGCAACAGTAACCAGCATAAATCAGGCCGCGGCTAAAATGGCACGGGCAGGTCTTCTGGTTATCGAAGGTAAGGTCTGGCGAACGGTGTATTACCGGTTTGCTACCAAGGAAGAACGGGAAGGAAAGATGAGCACGAACCTGATTTTTAAGGAGTGTCGCCAGAGTGCCGCGATGAAACGGGTATTGGCGGTATATGGAGTTAAAAGATGACCATCTACATCACTGAGCTAATAACAGGCCTGCTGGTAATCGCAGGCCTTTTTATTTGGGGGAGAGTAATTGGAGGATTTAAGAAATGAGTACGATAGCTGAGCTTGTCAGGGCTAATTTTCGTGAAGAGTTGGTGCGTTGGTATCGGTATCGTTCATCGTCAAGTTTGCCGCTTGATGAGTTGTATGAGCATTCACCTGCCGCACGACGCTATCCGCGTGACCGTGTTCTTCGACGGTTGTTCAAACTCAACAATGAGTTTCAGCGCAACAGAATAATCCGGAGTCTGGATTTAAAGTGAAGGAGTGAGCATGAGTCGACGAAGTAGCTTTTTGGGGTTTGTAATATTCCTGTTCTGCACTGGTTACATCGTAATCTGGTCAATTTCGAACATTGACCGTGGCGGGGAATATCTCATTGTAATGTTCTTTCCTTTGTTTCTTGGGTGGTACGCCGCAAGGTTGCTGGAAGAATGGGGTTACAGGCATAAAAAATAAAGGAGTGTTCAGTGAAGCAAACCCTTTTTTATTGGATTAAGAGCGAGTGGTAAGTACCGATGGTAAATGCATTTATTTGTAGTTTATTTCTTGTCGCGATTTTTCATGGATTCCTTCTGATGATGAGTTTTGTTCTCTGGAATAATGGATATCGCATATTGGGAGTAGGTTTTGTTTTACGGTTTTCAGTTGTCTGCGCGTTGCTACCGATAATTATGGCGACTATCAAATATTATTGGTAACCCAAAAAATCATCGATGGAGAGTGATATGGACGAATCAAGAAAGCAGTTTGAGGAATACGTTGCCAAAAAATTGAGATTACCATTCGAGATGATAACCGAGGCAAGAAATGGTGATAGGTACTTCGCATTTTCAAGCATGGATATTCGTCACTCCTTAAATGAGTGGTGGACTTTATGGCAGGCATCGCGAGCAGCTATTGAACTGGATATCGACTGGCCAGAATCGAATGACGACTTTTGGAAAGATGGTGAAGAAGGTGCTTATGCGATGGGTTATGAGGATGGGCGTGACAAAACGGTAATTGCAGTAATGAAAGCTATCAGAGCCGCTGGAATTAAAGAGAAGAATTTCGATGAAGCAAACAATCTTCCTCCGAAGTAAGCAACAACAGCAAGCCGCAATCAACGCCATCCTCGCAACACCACTCGATAAAGACAAGCCAGTTACCATCCGCATTACTGACTACAAGCGCAACCTTGACCAGAACGCAAAATTTCACGCGATGCTGGCGGATATCGCACGTCAGGTTCAATGGTGCGGAAAATGGTTAAAACCGGAACAATGGAAGGTTTTGTTGATCAGCGGTCATGCAGTGGCAACAAAACAGGAAGCTGATGTTTTGCCCGGGCTTGAAGGCGAATACGTCAACATTCGCGAAAGTAGCGCGCAGATGAGTGTGAAGCGTATGGCAAGTCTGATTGAGTACACGACAGCATGGGCTATTGGTCAGGGTGTCAGATTTACCGACAGGAGGTACGAATGAGACGACAGCGACGAAGTATCACCGACATCATCTGCGAAAACTGCAAATACCTTCCAACGAAACGCTCCAGAAATAAACGCAAGCTAATCCCAAAAAAATCTGACGTAAAAACCTTCAACTACACGGCTCATCTGTGGGATATCCGGTGGCTAAGACATCGTGCGAGGAAAACAAGGTGATTGACGCGATGATTTATTCGGGGCTATATTCCTCACGCGCCAGCAAAATCTGGCGTCGGGATTGGCGTCCTGGATAGAGACCGCGACAGATACACGCCGCGAGCGTGTTTTTTATTGTCGTATGCACGCGCACATCTGAATTATGGTGGGCTGTGTGGGGGCGGAGAGATCCGCGCCGGTCGGTTTCCCGGTTACGCCAACCCTGCACAGTTCACCACCAGACGATTGGCGTCGTCGGTGGTGAGTTATTAAGAAACCACCAGAGGGCGTCATTATGACAACTCAAATTTCTGTTGAAACTCTCTCCCCGATCACCCATAACCAGATTCCTGTTATTACCACCGAACTTTTGGCGCAGCTTTACGGCACTGAGCCGGTGCGTATTCGCCAGAATCATCATGAGAACAAAGTACGCTTCGTTGAAGGGAAACACTTTTTCAAAGTTGTTGGTAATGACCTTAAAGAATTGCGGGTAGCTTTAAACTACTCACAAAATTTGCGGGTTACTTTAAGTAACTCACAAAATTTGCAACCATCTTTAAGAGGGTTACAAATTTCCCCGAAAGCCCGCTCCCTCATACTCTGGACAGAACGCGGAGCAGCCCGTCATGCCAAAATGCTCGAAACTGATCAGGCGTGGGATGTGTTCGAAAAACTGGAAGACTGCTATTTCAGCCAGTGCGAGAAAAATACTGGCAAACAAGAGAAGAAGCTCAACGGGCTTTCCGCAAAAGAAACAGACAGCCTTGTATGGCTGTGGGATTATGCTAACCGCTCACAGGCATTATTCCGCGAATTGTATCCAGCGCTAAAGCAAATTCAATCGAACTATTCCGGCAGATGTTACGACTACGGTCATGAGTTCTCGTATGTTATTGGAATGGCGAGAGACGTTTTAATCAATCACACACGAGATGTTGATATTAATGAGCCAGACGGACCAACGAATCTTTCCGCATGGGTAAGGCTTAAGAACAAAGAATTACCTCCTTCACTACATCGCTACTGACAATTGACAACTTAACAAACCCAGCTTCGGCTGGGTTTTTTATTGGTGAATTTTCAATATGAGAGGACATGACAATGAACGAGCTGATAAATAGCAACGTCATCAAAATGACCAGCATTGAAATCTCTGAGCTTACAGGTAAGCGTCATGACAATGTGAAACGTACTATCGAAATGCTGGCTAAAAATGGTGTTATCCGACATCCTCAAATTGAGGATTGTGGAAGAATCAATGGGTTAGGCTTAAATCAAAGTTTTCGTGTGTATGTATTCGAAGGCGAACAAGGTAAGCGAGACAGCATTATTGTCGTCGCTCAGTTGTCGCCGGAATTCACCGCTCGCCTTGTTGACCGCTGGCGAGAACTCGAAGGGGCAACCGCGAAAATACCACAAACCTTTTCTGAGGCATTGCGCCTTGCGGCCGACCTTGAAGACCAGAAGGCTGAACTGGAGAAACAGCTTGCTCTCGCAGCACCTAAAGTTGAGTTTGCCGATCGAGTTGGCGAGGCCAGCGGAATTTTGATTGGAAACTTTGCAAAGGTTGTTGGTATTGGTCCAAACAAACTGTTTGCGTGGATGCGCGATCACAAAATCCTTATTGCTTCAGGTGCCCGGCGCAATGTGCCAATGCAGGAATATATGGATCGCGGCTATTTCACAGTGAAAGAAACAGCGGTCAATACAAATCACGGAATACAGATATCGTTCACCACAAAAATCACCGGGCGTGGTCAACAGTGGCTGACAAGAAAGCTGCTAGATAACGGAATGCTTAAAGTAACAGGGGAGGCTGCTTAATGGCTAAACCAGCGCGAAGGAAATGCAAAATCTGTAAGGAATGGTTTCACCCGGCATTCTCAAATCAGTGGTGGTGCAGCCCGGAACACGGAACTAAATTAGCGCTCGAACGACGAAATAAAGAACGCGAAAAGGCGGAAAAAACAGCAGAGAAGAAACGACGACGAGAGGAGCAGAAACAGAAAGATAAAATTAAGATTCGAAAACTCGCCTTAAAGCCCCGCAGTTACTGGATTAAACAAGCCCAACAAGCCGTAAACGCCTTCATCAGAGAAAGAGACCGCGACTTACCATGTATCTCGTGCGGAACGCTCACGTCTGCTCAGTGGGATGCCGGACATTACCGGACAACTGCTGCGGCACCTCAACTCCGATTTGATGAACGCAATATTCACAAGCAATGCGTGGTGTGCAACCAGCACAAAAGCGGAAATCTCGTTCCGTATCGCGTCGAACTGATTAATCGCATCGGGCAGGAAGCAGTAGACGAAATCGAATCAAACCATAACCGCCATCGCTGGACTGTCGAAGAGTGCAGGGCCATCAAGGCGAAGTATCAGCAGAAACTTAAAGACCTGCGAAACAGCAGAAGTGAGGCCGCATGACGTTCACAGTAAAAACCATTCCTGACATGCTCGTTGAGGCATATGAAAATCAGACCGAGGTAGCCAGAATACTGAACTGTAGTCGCAACACGGTCAGAAAATACACTGGCGATAAAGAAGGAAAAAGACACGCTATTGTCAACGGTGTTCTTATGGTTCATCGCGGATGGGGTAAAGATACTGATGCGTGATATCCGGCAGGTTCTTGAGCGCTGGGGTGCATGGGCGGCAAATAACTATGAGGATGTTACATGGTCGCCCATTGCTGCCGGATTTAAGGGACTGATCCCCGAAAAAGTAAAATCACGTCCACAGTGTTGTGACGATGACGCGATGATTATATGCGGGTGTATGGCTCGCCTTAACAGGAACAACAGCGATCTGCATGACTTGCTGGTTGATTATTACGTGTTGGGGGAGACGTTCATGGCGCTGGCACGGAAACATGGGTGCTCTGACACCTGTATAGGTAAACGCCTTCACAAAGCGGAGGGGATTGTTGAAGGCATGCTGATGATGCTGGGAGTGAGGCTTGAGATGGATCGGTATGTTGAGCGTGAATTGCCGGGAGGGAGAACCTCTGTATTTTATCAGCGAAAAAATAGTTTACGATCGTAAAAATCTGCATATCATGATAAGAGTGGTTACATTGCCACGCTGCTTAACCCGCCGATGCGCGGGTTTTTTTGTACCCAGAATCCTGTGAGCTATACGGAAAGTACACAGAAAGGAAGGTGCGACCACAATTAATAACAAAATCTTAAAAATTGCACATGGCACTATTAGTTTTCTAAATATTGTGTATTTTTTGTATTGCAGGATGACCCTGTAACGAAGTTTGCGTAACAGCATTTTGCTCTACGAGTTTGCCAGCCTCCCCCAGTGGCTGGCTTTTTTATGTCCGTAGCGTCAAAGCAGCAATGTCGCTGGGGCGTCGTGCAATTGGCGTTGAGCTGGAGACTGAACGTTTTGAGCAGACGGTCAGGGAAGTTCAGGATTTAGTCAGTCAGAACGGATGATATTGCAGGATTAGTTACGTACCGTTATTATCCTGCGCCCGGCCCTTTAGCTCAGTGGTGAGAGCGAGCGACTCATAATCGCCAGGTCGCTGGTTCAAATCCAGCAAGGGCCACCATATTACATACCGCTATTAGCTCATCGGGACAGAGCTCCAGCCTTCGAAGCTGGCTGCGCGGGGTTCAAGTCCCCGATGGCGGTCCATTATCAGCATCATGCGTTGTTAGCTCAGTCGGACAGAGCAATTGCCTTCTAAGCAATCGGTCAGTGGTTAGACTCCACTACAACGCGCCACACTTATTTTCCAGGCTCGCTTCGGCGGGCCTTTTTTGTATCTGCGCCACGCCCGGCGCATATCAACCACAGAGCCTTTCGGGGGTGAGCTTACGGAGTGGTCAGTGTGACTTTCTCTGTGGGCAGATCGCTCCCGGGCGTTGGCTCACCCACCCAAAGGAACGTCACGATGTTTGGAATCTTCAAAAAGAAAACCCGCAGAGCGGCAGCGGAAATTAAAAAGTTTGAGAAACGCGATCTGGCACAGGCGGTGATTAACGCTGCATACCTGGTGGCCTATGCAGATGGTGAATGCGAGGCATCCGAGAAAGCGAAGATCGAACAGGTCTTACGTAATCAGCCTGCGTTGTCTGCGTTTACCTCGGAAATTAATGCGATTAGCGCAACCATTATCGGTCAGCTGGATACCAATTTTAAAATTGGTCGTCGTGCCGCGTTACGCGAGATTGAGGATGTGAAACACGATACGCGTGAAGCGGAAGATGTGCTGGATGTGGCGGTGGCCATTGCGGAGGCAGACGGCGAAATTGAGCCGGAAGAGCGCAAGGTGCTGGAAGAGATTGCCGGTGTTCTGGGT